GAGAAAGTTTTGTATGCTTTCGTTTACGGAAGGGATAATATGTCCGGATTCCTTGAACTTGCTGGCAGGCTTCCGGACAAAAAAGACAAGGTTGTAGTCTTTTACAAAAATAATAAATTCTTTTCCTCGCGTGAGAGCGGTATTGCAAAGAATAACGTTGTCCTGGAGACCCATATTTCATTTTTACCTGTGAGTTTGAAAGATGGAAATTCGTCTGAAACTACCAACGGAAATATGGATAGACAAGAAAACAGTAGTGAGGCTAAACCTTAATGCTTACCGAAATACTCACTATATCCTTCTTAATAAAGCAAAGCAGGCTTTTACGGAAATGGTGGGTATTTTGTTTTTGGAGCAGGATATTCAATACATCCGAATGGATAAAATAGAGCTTTCATACAGATTGTTTTTACCGAATAATCGTAGGATTGACCAAAATAATGTTTATTCTATTGTCGATAAGTTTTTTCAGGATGCTCTTGTTCATGGAAAAATCTTAAAAGATGATAGCTTCAAATACAGCGGGAGAACTATTTTCGAGGAAGCGGTTGTCGACAATGCAATAGACAAAAAATATGTATTAGTAACCGTAAAGGATAAAAATGAAATTACAGAAATTTAGTGAGTATTCGGAAATTGTTCATTCAACTGCAATGTATCCATCCGGCCCGGATGGGCATCTTTATGTTTATGAAGGATTTGCAAATGAAGTTGGCGAGCTTCTCGGCATACTGAAAAAGACGAAACGCGGAGATTATAAGTTTGAAGATGTGAAAGATAAACTTCTTGACGAGCTTTCAGATGTCTGCTGGTATCTGTTTGAAATGCTTCGTCTTAATAGAATTGACGCTTCAAACCTGTTGAAAACCGATGATATTGTATATTTTCAAGGACAATACAAAGATAACGTCAACGAGAATCTTGTTCATAAAAACGTCGCAATCATATTTCTTGATGCTGCCGTATTCCTCGATTATCTTTATCAGGGAAGTCGCGGCACGGTTCCTATGTATATTTTTGAGAAACTTGCAGAGGCTTTTATTGCCATTGCTGCCGTTGCATGGCAAATAGGGTCAAACATGCAGGAGGTTATGCAGTATAATGCCGAAAAACTTGCAAAGCGCAAGAAAACAAATACAATTAAGGGAAGCGGTTCAACCATAGAGGAAAGAAAAAAGAATGCCAAAGTTCAGACCACTACCGGAAAACCCAAGAAAAGACGCAAAGTATCAGTACACCAAAAGCCCCGTGTTCGAAAGCAAAAGTGAATTTCAGGAGTTTTTCCGGAATCCGAATCATCAAAGATTGATTCTTCCAAACAGTCCAAATGACGGAACCGTTCCGGAATTAAAAGGTTGGAGAGACAGCAAGGTTGAACGATGGGATTGGGTACTGGCTGATGATGGTGGCGTTGCTCAGGTTCTCTACATAAACAAAAGGAATTACGGAGCTTATGTTGTAACGCCGGTCGGAACATTTGTTGCTCTTAGTGATTACGCCATCACTAAAATTGACGATAAAGAACGTTTGAAACGTTTACCGTTTTTTATGGATACAGATTTCCGGAAGCATCCGAAATACAATAGAATGACGGCACATGATTTGAAGTTCGGAAAGAATAAAAAATATGGAATTACATTCCGTGAATTTCAATTTATTCATCTTCTCCTCGACGGCAAAGATGAACTTGATGCTATTTTAATGGTCTGGCCGGAGATTCTCAATGTAAAGGCCAAATATTATTCACTAATGAAAAAAGTAAATGTGAGGGAAGCTATGGCCGAAGAATTGAAAAAAAGAGCAAAGAAGGCTGGTATTGATGAGGATTGGGTTATTGAGAAAATGCGCAATCTCATTGATTCGGCAGAGGACGATTCGGTCAAACTTAAAGCATTGATTAAGCTTGGAGAGCAAATTGGAATATTCAAAACGAATAAACAACTTGAAGTTGAAGCTGCACGTTCGGCATTGCCTCCCGGGGCTTCCGGTGGATTCCAGGGATTTGGAAAACCGCCTGAGCTTAATGACGGACTTAGAATTGATCCTAAGCAATTACTCTCTAAAGATGAAGAAGTCGAATCTGATTCCCAATAATATGTTTTTTTTGCTTAGAGGCAATGAATGACGATACAGCAAAAAGCTCCATATTTCATACGGAACCCACTTGGGCTTACGAATGCAGAGCAGGAAAAGATAATACTTGGCTCATTTTCATCTACCTACAATTTCGCAAAATATTTTCTTCCGGACTTTTCAAAAACACAATCTCCTAAATATCAGAAAAAACTTTTCGATTCGATAGATGAACCAGATACAAAGCCGATGGCTATTGTCATTACCCGCGATGGCGGAAAAACCACGATACTCAAGGCCACGATTCTTCGGAAACTCGTTTTTGCAAAGAAAGCACACGAATGGGGATTGGGGCCTTTGAGATATGAGTTCATCGGCTGGTCGAGTTCGTCCCGGGCAAAGAGTGAGAATCAGATGATTTATGTGCAAACCTTCCTCGAACACTCTCCCATAATCAAATATTTCTTTGGCAACCTTAAAGGAAAGCGCTGGTCGTTGTCATTAATCGAAACAATTTACGGCGATACATTGCGTTCGAGTTCCAATCTTTCCGGATTACGTGGTGACACAGTAGCCAATGTTGAGACAGGCGTTGAGCGTTACAGCTTCATTGCCTCTGATGATAGTGAGAACGAGCAGAACACCTTGACTCCTGACGCACGTGATAAATTCAATCGTCTCATTATCGACAGTATGCTTCCGGCCATAGAGCGCAGCCAGCCGTCTAATAGGTTTGCCTTCATCAATACGCCTATTCATTATGCGGGATTCACGCAGGATATGATTGAGCTTTATTTTGAATCCAAAGATAATGAGAAATTAAAAAAGACGCTGGCGTGGAAAATATTTTATATCCCGGCTATTATGACGGAAGATGAAGCTAAGATGTATGGCGAGGAGACGGAAGTAAAATCGGAAGTTTTACCTACAGGAGTATATGCCTGGCCGGACAGATTAGGCAAATCATATCTTGAAGATGCTTATTTCCGTGCCGAGCAATCCCCGGCTGGCGTCGGTAGTTTCTATAAAGAATATTTGCTTGAAGTGCAGTCAGAGGAAGAAGCAAAACTCGGTCGGCGTGTTATAAAATATCACAATTACGGATTCGTTATACATGAAGGTAAACCGCATTTAAGAAAAGGTGATACTTTATTCCCGGTAAAAGTCTTTATCGGTTGTGATCCGGCTACGGATATTAACAAAAAGGACTCGGACTATTCTGTTGTGCTTGCCATTGCGGTCGATGCCGATGATAATATCTATGTTCTGCATTACGAACGCCATCGCAGCATACGAACACAGGCTTTACGGAACGAAAGAAACGAGATGATTAGCGCCCCTGGCGTTGTAGAGTACCTTTGGGATACATACGAAAACTTTCTGGCCGACCATGCAGTCGTTGAAGATGTTCCTATGACCCGTTCGGTATTTCAGTCCATAGACCAGCTTGAGATTATCAAAAATGATAAGTCAAAGCATTGGATTCACATTGCCCCGGCTGGTCAGGAGAAGATAAATAAGATTTACACCTTCCTAAATCCACTATTTAGCGCCGGAAAAATTTATATCCGCAAGAATCATTCCGCATTGAGGACAGAAATAGAGCGATTCGGGAAAAAAATGGCTCACGATGATACTATTGAGTCGCTTTACTTCGCTTGTAGGTTCAGACACCGGCCACTTTCCGATGAAATCATCGAAAAAAAGGCCAAAAAACGCAAGAAACAGGCAAAAAAAAGCTGGTGGTTGCTCTAAGTTTTTGACAAACAGGTAGTCATTACATATATTTGGCATAAAAAAGCGTAGGTCGGGGGACTTTATGCCTAAAATGACTAAGAGACGTAAGGCCGAAATTAACTACGAGCTTTACACCAGGGCGAATACATCTGCAAGAGCACTTCATCAGAAAAATTCCGCACAATCCCGTGATTTCTTTATGAATGTTCAGCTTACCGAGAAAGAACGCGCTGAATTAAAGTCTGTCGGTATGCCTGATTTTACAATAAACAGAATTACTCCTATTGTTGAAATGATGTTGTTCTTCATCATTGGCAATAATCCACGTTGGATAGCTGCCGGACGTGATGGAACAGATTCGGACCTGGCCGATGCTATCAGTTCGCTGCTTGAATATAACTATGATATATCCGGAGGTAGAAGATTACTGGCTGCTACCGTTCGTGATTCCATAGTTGAAAGTCTTGGTGGGCTTGTAGTAACAGTTGATCCGGATATGGACTTGGGCAAGGGAGAAGTGATTCTTGATTATGTTTATCATCGTGATATTTTCATCGACCCTGCTGCACGCGACACGTTCTATCAAGACGCGGGATTTATTCAGATCAGAAAAATCATGTCGAAGTCAGAACTCAAGCGTGCCCTACCTCAATTCTCCTCAAAAATTGATAACGCATCCGGTGGTTCGTATTCCGCAACCACATACCCGTCAGACAGAGCCAGAGAAGGCGGTGAGACGCTTGACCCGGAAGAAGTTGGAGTCAAACTCGATCCACAAACAGCATTAGATGAAGATGATCTTGAATTGCTCGAAACCTACCGAAAAATAAAAAAACGTTACGTTCGGCTTTATATTGTCAAGGAACCCTCCGAAAAACAACTCAAAGAAATTTCAAATCAGATAGAAGTACGCGCTAAAGAGATGGAAATCGAGGGCCAGGTACGGCTTAAAGAGATGCAAATTGAGATGGGCGAAGCTGTGCAGGCCGGAAAAATGATTAAAGAGCGTATGATGCTTGAACTTCAAAAGGCCCAAAAGCAGATAGCTCAACAGATTGAGGCTTACAGACAGAAAGAGTATTCGGTACTTAGAAGCGAGGCCACTAAAGTAATTGAGACCGAAATGTCTTTGAGTGAGTTTAATAAGGCAAAGGACAATGAGGAATTTAAGAAGTACCTCGTTGGAGCTAAAGACTATTACAAAACCTTTATCAGCAAAGAGGTAACGATTGGAAGTGATACCTATTTGTATGATGAGGAAATTGATAGCGAATATTATCCCATTTTATTATTGCCAGCCATTTGGTCAAATAATCCGTATCCGTTGAGTTTTGTTCAGCTAATGGTGGACAAACAGCGTGAGATTAACAAAGCTCATCAGATTCTTATTCACAATGCCAATCTTTCCTCGAATGTACGTTGGCTGCTTAAAGAAGGAATGATTGTTGATGAAGATGAATGGGACGAAAATGCCTCGAAGCCAAGTGGAAAACTTATTTGGCGCGATGATGGAAGCGGAAATGTGCCGATTCAGGTCAATCCCT